ATATTTGTTTCTTCATCACGCAAAACAATAGTATCCGCATCGCTACCATAGATAATAGCGTTTAATGTTTGTGCGGTTTCTTGCTCTCTTAAAATAATCATATTACTTATTTATTTAAAAACAACAATTTAACATTTTTGTTAAAATAAAAAAGGAGCAATCAATTAAGATGCTCCTTTTTAAATTCAAAACTATGAAAAATTAAGAACCTGAAACTACTGTAAATCCTGCAGCCGTTAAAGTGTCACCGATAAAGTTAGCAGGTACTTGCTCTTGTCCTGTAAGCGTTAATGTATAACCGCTTAAATCACCCATTGCACCACCTGTAACGATTGTACCACCTGTAACCTCGCATCCGTGTTTTAAACCTGCGTAAAAGAAATTTCCGTTGTTATCTTCTACGATAACTTGCGGACGTCCATAAGCCATAAGTTTTAATTCTTTATGGTCTTTAACTGTTAATTTCTTAAAAGTTAATTCTAAAACTTGTTCGTAAAATGTAGTTCCGTTTTCACGTGAACTATTAATGTTTTGAGTAAAGGTACTCGCACCTTTTAACTCGTATTTGTATGCAGTCGGAGTACCTGCTACCGCATCGATAACATCCGTATTTGTAGCGTCGTAAGTGTATCCCGTTGCATCTCCGTAATTAACGAAGTAAACATTTTTTAAACCACCTACTGAATCCTTACAAACTTCTAATCTTCCTAATGATAAATCACAAGCCATATTATTTATGTTTTATAAAAAAAGGCGGTGTTTATTGCACCACCTTTTTAAGTTAATATTTAATTAATTACGCTGGAGTATATAATACGATTTCTGAACCGATACCATATTGAACCGCTGCAGTAAATCTCATAATTACATTTACTGTTTGCGCTCCTGTTACTTCTGCTTGGTCAATTACTCTTACTTCGTTTTGGTCTGATAATAAACCTGTACCAAAGTATAAGTTTGATTTTTGAGCAGCCATCATAAAGTTGTTAGCTAATCCGTTTGCAACAAAGATTTTAACACCATCAAAAGATAATGAACCATTGTTAAACCATTGTGTACCCATTGCGTTAGTTCCGTTTGCTCCTAAACCTGACGCTCCGAAACCACCTAAAGCACGAACGTATGCACGAGCAACATTTTGAGAAACATAGATATATAAATCTTCTTTTCCGTAAAGTGCAGCAGGGATAGCGTCAACTACTTTTCCTAATTCTGTGATAACGTTAGCAGCAGTAACAGTTGTACCTACCACATCAACAACAGTTGCATCAGCAGTTGCTAAAGGAACGAATCCGTTAAATTCACCTGCGTTTGCAGTTGCACCTCTCCAAATGTTAGTTTCCATTTTTTCTGCAACTTTAGCTGCAACGTGTCCGATTAAGAAATCAGCAAATGATTTTGGTAAAGTGTCAAAAGCAGACATTCCCATTTCAATCGATTGCCATGTACTTCTGAAATCTTTTTTACATAATTCAAGGTTAACTTGAAATTCTTCAGGAGTGATTACTCTCTCTGTAATTGTTACAGTTGAAGTAGGGTCAAAAGCACAAGTAGCATCTTTTACAATTGCATCCGTAGCAATTCTATTGATAACTGATTTGTACTTTACGTTTGGCATTACTTCGATACCACCATTCTCAATAGTAGTAGCCGATAATAATGCAGCAGATATGTATTTCTTTGAAAACTCACCTGCATAGGTTGTTGTGATACTTGTTGTAGTCGGCATTTTTTTTTATTTAATTAGTTTGCGATTTTACTCATTACTCTGTCGAAAGTTGTCATTTCTCTACCTTGTGAGAAAAGTATTTTTTCAACGTTTTGTTTAGCGTCGGGATTGTGTGTTAATGGTTCAGCTGATAATTCAACTACTTCTTTAACTTCCGTTTGTTTTGCTAATTCTGTTTTTAAATAAATAAGTAATATGATTATTTTAAGAGAGCAAGAAACCGCACAAACATTAAACGCTATTATCTATGGTAGCGATGCGGATACTATTGTTTTGCGTGATGAAGAAACAAATATTGAGACTGAAATTGAAGCAGTTTTTTCAATTGATAAATATTTTGTTACTACTTCTGTTATTTTTCCAATTAAAGAAAGTAAATATTATACTTTAACAATTAAAGATGGTACAAATGTCGTTTATAGGGATAAGATATTTTGTACTAATCAAACATTAGACACGTATAGTATAAATAAAGATGCTTACGTTGAACACGTTACAATAAACGAATATAAAATATTTGAATAATTATGTATGTATTAAATTTAAGTGCTTATACTTCTCCTCAAATTAACGAAAGTAAAAAAGGTGATTTTGTGGAATATGGAGCAGACAATAACTACTTTCAGTTTTTAATTGATAGATATTTATATAGCACCACAAACAACGCTATTATTACGGGTTGTAGTAATATGATTTACGGAAAAGGTATATCAGCATTAGACGCTAATAAAAAGCCTGACGAGTACGCTAAAATGATTTCTATTATAAAGCCAAACGCATTAAAGAAAGTTGCTTTAGAACGTAAACTTTTAGGAATGGCAGCTATGCAGGTTGTTTACGAAAAAGGCGAAGTAAAATTTATAGAGCATTTTCCTATGCATACTTTACGTGCTGAAAAATGCAACGATAAAGGCGAAATAGAAGCGTGGTATTATCATCCTGATTGGGCGAATAAAAAACCGAGTGATGAATTAAAAAGAATTCCTGCTTTTGGTTTTGGTGACAAAAAAGAAGTTGAACTTTATGTTGTAAGACCATATGTAAGCGGTTACCATTATTACACTCCGATTGATTATAGCGGTGCGTTACCTTATGCAAAGTTAGAAGAAGAAATTTCAGACTATTTGATTAACGATGTAATGAATGGTTTTAGTGGTACTAAAGTTGTAAATTTTAATAATAATATACCGCCTGAAGAAAAAAGAGAAGAAATTTCTGCTGATGTAAAACGTAAGTTAACAGGTGCTAAAGGTCAAAAGGTAATCGTGTCTTTTAATAGTAGCAAAGAAAATGCAACGGAAGTAACTGATATACCATTAAACGATGCACCACAACATTATGAGTATTTGGCTAAAGAATGTTTTGAAAAATTAGTTGTAGGGCATAGAGTAACAAGTCCTATGCTTTTAGGAGTTCGTGATTCAGGCGGTGGATTTTCAAACAATGCAGACGAAATTAAAACTGCAACTTTGTTATACGATAATTTAGTAATAAAACCTTACCAGATTGAAATCATTGAAGCGTTAGATACTATTTTAGCGGTTAATAATATTAAGTTGAAATTATACTTTAAAACTATTCAACCTTTAGAGTTTACCGATTTAGAAAACGCACAAACTTCGGAACAAGTTGCAGAAGAAACAGGAACGCAATTATCAGCACATACTTGTCCAAGTTTAGCGGATGCTTTAATTGACAAAGGCGAAGTTTTAAGCGAAGATTGGCATTTGATAGATGAAACAGAAGTTGATTATGATTCTGAAAATGAATTGGATTTAGAAATTGAAACTTTAAATAATAAAAATAAAAAAGAATTAAGTTTATTATCTAAAATAATAAATTTAGTTAGTACAGGAACTGCAAGACCAAGAACAAAATCTGAACAAGATGAAAATATTGATGGTGTTCAGTTTATAACTCGTTATGTTTATAGTGGCGATACAATAGGCGAAAGGGATTTTTGTAATAAAATGTTAAGTGCAGAAAAAGTATATCGTAAAGAGGATATTTTGGCTATGGATAATGTGGCCGTAAATGCTGGTTTTGGTAAAGGTGGTGCAGATACTTATTCTATATGGTTGTACAAAGGCGGTGCGAGATGTTCACACAAATGGCTTCGTAGAACTTATGCAAGTTTTGACACTAAAATAGATCCTACAAATCCAAATGCAAAACCTTTATCTATTGCAAAAGCCGAAAAATATGGTTATCGTTTAAGAAATCCAAAAGAGGTAGCTATGAAACCAAAAGATATGCCATATAAAGGTTATACAGAGGAGTATTGGAATAAAAGAGGATTTAAAAACTAATTAAATTATGTACGCATTACTTATATCAACAGAAGATGTAAAGAAATTTACAATAGCAAATGGCAATTTAGATGCGGATGATTTTATCGAATACATCAAAATTAGTCAAGACATTACAATACAAAATTATTTAGGAAGTCAATTATATAAAAAGTTACAAGATTTGATTTTAAGCGACGATATAAATGAACCTGAATTTTCAGATTATAGAAGTCTTTTAGTGACTTATATTAAACCTATGTTAGTGCATTGGGCAATGGTTTACTATTTACCTTTCGCAGCGTATACATTAAGTAATAAAGGATTGTTTAAACATAGTTCTGAAAGTGCTACAAACGTAGATAAAGCCGAAGTAGATTATTTAGTTGAAAAGGAAAGGGATATTGCAGAAAGTTATACGCAAAGATTTATTGATTTTATGTGTTTTAATCAATCTACTTATCCTGAATACAATAGTAATTCAAATGAAGACGTAAATCCTGACACAAACAATTTTTATGGAGGCTGGCAAATATAGAAAACCTAAAATAGAGAATTTTAAGAAGCTGAACATTTATTTAGCTAAAGTTGAACAATTAAAAAAAGTACAAAATGAGCGATTGGGGTCAAGGAGCGAAAAATAATGATATAGGTTGGGGTCAAGGTGCAGTCAATAATAACATTAGTTGGGGTGCTGCTCACGAAGATAGTTGGGCAGGTGATACTGATATTGTAGGAGAAAATGCAATAATACCTTTAAACACTATTGCACCTGTTGTAAGTGGTACTAATACAGTTGGAAGTTTATTAACAACTACTAACGGAAGTTGGAGTGGAAGTTTACCTATTACTTATACCTATCAATGGTTGCGTAATGGTTTAAATATTAGCGGTGCAACTTCATCTACTTATACTTTAGTAACTGCTGATACTTCAAACGTGGTATCTTGTAGAGTAACCGCAACCAATTCAGTAGGTTCAGCAAATGCAACTTCGAATAGTTTAACAATTTACGAAGCGGAATACAAATCTATTTTAGATTACGCAACTACTAATAGTTATAATTTACCAAGTACTGCACAAAGACTAAAACAAAACACTTTGTTAAGTAGTTTAAAAACTGCAGGAGTTTGGAGTAAATTAGATACGTTTGCAAATTTCGCAACAGATGGAAGTTCAGAATTTGCTTTAATAGATTGGAAAAGATTAACGCAATATACAGCAGTTAATAGTCCAACTTTTACAAGTAATAAAGGATTTATGGGTAATGGAACAAGTAGTCATATAAATTCTAATTTCAATTCCGCAACTCAAGGAGTTAATTATACTTTAAATGATGCAAGTCGTTACGTATATTTTGAAACTTTAAGCAATGGAGCTTTAGATGGTTCATCTGGAGGTGATAATAGAATGACTTCAGGTTCATCCGCTACAAATAATAGAATAAATGGTGGAGCTTTAAATACTTCTTTTTCTTTTGCGGGCAACGGTATGAAATCAATTCATAGAACGTCTTCAACAAATGTTGCTTTATATAACGATACAGCAAGTGGTACAAGAATTGCTACATCTATTGCTTTACCAGTAACTGCTTTTATTTTAAGATATCAAACATCATACGGATTAAGTAGAGCTTCTATGTTTGCAATGGGTTCTAATTTAATTACTGAAAATACTGATTTTGTTAATGCTTTTAACACTTATATAACATCTTTATAATATGATAGTTTTACATCCAAATTTAGAACAATATAACGCATTGAATGGCTATAAAAATAATTCAAGCGAATTACTATTTGTAAAAGACGGAAGTGATAGATGGATAGTTGGATTAGAGGTATTAAACGACTCTAACTTTTTAGAAATTCATAACCAACTAAACGAATTAGAACGAATAGAATATACACCCAATGAAGAAGAATAAATGAAAACCTACTTAACCTACCTTATCGCTGGACTATTTTTATTTTTTACACCTATTTACGGATTGCTTATAGCAATTGCTTTAGGTATTGCTTTAGATACCTTTACTGGTATCTTTAAAAGCGTTAAACTAAACGGATGGCATTCTATACGTTCACGAAGATTATCGCATATAGTAAGCAAAATGCTACTTTATCAAATCACTTTAATACTTCTTTTTGTAATTGATAAATTTTTGTTAAACGAATTTACACACGCACATTTTACGATTGAATTTATGTTCACTAAATTGGTTGCAATTCTTTTAATTTTAATTGAATTAACAAGTATAAAAGAAAATATTGAAGAAGCGTTAAAAGTTGACATTTTAAAATTACTAAAGGATATGCTAACAAGAGCAAAAGAAGTCAAAGACGACGTAAACAAAATAATATGAGAAATATAAATTACATAGTTATTCATTGCACCGCTTCTCAACCAAATGTTACAAAACAAAGCATTTTGGACTATTGGAAAAATATTTTAAAATGGAAATCAGTAGGTTATCATAGATTGATTGACGCTAACGGAATCATTCACGAATTAGCAAAATATGAGCAAATAACTAATGGCGTAAAAGGTTATAATAGTGAATCAATACATTTTAGTTATATTGGTGGCATAGATGAAAAAGGAAAACCAAAAGATACGAGAACACCAAAACAAAAAGAAAGTCTTTTATATCTTATTAAACAAGCTAAAAAACAATTTCCTAATGCTATTGTACAAGGTCACAAAGATTTTAAAGGCGTTGCAAAGGCTTGTCCGAGTTTTGATGCGAAAAAAGAATATACCAATTATTAAGTTAATTGGTTTTTTTATTACTTTTGGTAAAACCTATTAATATAAAACTTTGAAACCAAACAAAAACAGACGTTATCGACTAAATAATGTTGAGGTCAAAAGATTAGGTCTTGAATTTAATTTAAGAAATCGTTATAGACTTTCAAAAGAGCAAGAAGTACAACTACTAAAACTTCGAGAACCACAACACCAAATTAGAAGATTATTTTTTGATATTGAAACAAGTCCGAATATTGTTTTTGCGTGGCGTATCGGTTACAATTTATCTTTACAACCGCACGATATAATCGAAGAACGTAAAATTATTTGTATTTCTTACAAGTGGGAAAGCGAAGATAAAATACATAGTTTAACGTGGGATTCAAATCAATGCGACAAACAAATGTTAATCGATTTTCTAAATGTTGCTAATACTGCTGATGAACTGATTGCCCACAATGGAGATAGATTTGATATAAAATGGATTCGTACACGTTGTATTTTTCACCGAGTGCCAATGTTTCCATCTTATAAAACTTTAGACACGTTAAAGAAAGCAAAAAGCGGTTTTAATTTTAACTCAAATAAATTAGATTACATCGCACAATTTTTAGGAGTAGGAGCAAAGGTTCAGCATAGAGGATTTGATATGTGGAAAGATGTATTGAAAGGCTCTAAAGAGGCAATGCAAGAAATGGTAGTTTACTGCGAGGGCGATATTATAGTTTTAGAAGATGTTTTTTTAACAATGCAAAATTATATCAAACCAAATACTCACGCTGGAGTATTAGGCGGAAACTTGAAATACAGTTGTAGTTGTTGTGGTAGTGAAAATGTAACTTTACTAAAAAACAATGTTACTACTTTGGGAACTATTAAACGAGTTATGCAATGTGATGACTGCGAAAGCACAAATGAGATAAGCAATTCTGCTTATATGAACTATTTAAAATTTAAAACAAATAACTTTATATGAAAATAGAAATCGAAGCACACGGAAAAAAGTATAGTTTTGAAAGTCAAAATGATGACTTAACAACAAGTGAAATAATTGAAATAATCACAAATCTATTAGTGAGTGCTGGTTATTATTATAAAAATATTAAAGATGAATTATGAGCGATATAACAAAATGTAGCGGGTTTAATTGCCCATTAAAAGACAATTGCAAAAGATACAAAGCAATAGATGGAATGTGGCAAAGTTACTTTACAGAAGTGCCTTACAAAGATGGAAAATGTGAAATGTTTTGGGGAGAAAATCAAGAGCAAATTTTTAAACAATTAAAGAAAATTACTTTAGGTTGTTTACTTTTATTTTTAACGTCTTGCGGAAGCGTAAAAAAGTCAAGTGAAGAAAATGAAATTAAAAGCGAAACCGAAACTGATATAACAAAGTTTAGCAACTCTTTTACTTTAGAACCTGTTGACCTGGATAAACCTATACTTTTAGGGAAGGACACAATCTACAATACAAGGGTAATTTATAACAACTCAAAAGAAACTATTAAGGAAAAGCAAAACATTGATTTTAAAGAAGAAAAAAAAACTAAAGAGGTTGACTATTCAGAAACTATTAAAATAGTCGCAAATCGTTTTATGTGGCTTGTGGGAATACTATTTGTATTGTTTATTGTATTGAATTGGATAAAAAATAAAACCACCTTGTTATAGGTGGTTTTTTAATTAAAAACAATTATTTAGTGATTCTTTTAAATCTCTTAATGTCGCTTTTTTTCGTTTGTCTTTTTTAACTACAATATTTTCACGTTCCATTTTTTCTAAAATTGCAACCCTTATAAAATTGCTTTTTTTATTTAATGAATCTAAAAACAAACTAATTTCTTCATCTGTTTTAAACGAATGTAATTTGTTATAAATTTTCATATTTTATAATGGTTTTAAAAGAAAAGTATTACTTTTTATAGTATTATATTGTAGTTATACGCAACCTTACGGAAACATCGTACCCTGTGGACAATGACTATCAATCCGACTTTTTGCGATTAAATAATTTGTTTCTATCATTTCAATTCCGACAAATGAACGGTTTAAATTTTTACAAGCTATGCCAGTAGTTCCACTTCCCATAAAAGGGTCAAAAACCACCATTCCTTCATCTGTGCTGTGTCTTATAATCTTTTCAATTAGTTCAACAGGCTTTTGTGTTTCGTGGTATTCCTGTTTGCATTTTCCTATTTGCCAAACCGAACCATCTCTTTTTCCTCTTATCTTATGCTTGCCATTTGTAGCAAACATTATACTTTCATAGTTAAAAGAAAAGTTGCCTGTTAAATCACCCATACCGCCACCACCTTTAAACCATACAATTTGGTTTTTTGCGTCAAAGTGGTTTTTTATTTTCAGCCACCAATAAGGCATAACATCAAATCGAGTAAAAATATAAATAGCACTTTCGGGCTTCAATATTCTTTTAAATTCTCTCATTAATTCATCGACAAAAACCATTACAGAAAACCCATCATCACCGTGAACTAATTCAGTTGAGCCACTTTTGTAACCCTTTGTAAAATTTATTCCGTATGGTGGGTCTGTAACAATCAAATCAATACTGTTATCTTCAATTTCTTTAATCGCTAAAAAACAATCCTTATTCAATAACCTGAAAAAAGGCTGCGTATAACAGTGGTTTTGCGTCATTGGGGCTTTTGTGCTATCTATAATCATTTGTGCTATATTTAAAATTTGTACTATCTATCGGCTTTAGTGCTGGAAATCCCCAACGAACGCAAAGCCACAAAACGTTATAAGCCATTTTAGGACGACACACCATTAATAGAAAGTAAATTTTCCCAACCACAAGAAACATCATAACCTAAATCATCGGCTTGGTTTACAGTCAATGCTTTTAATTCAATTGTTTCAGTTGGTTCTTTTGGCATTTCTTTATAATCCCACCATTCCGAACCATCATACTCGCCTCTTTCAAGCCACCAATTTTCGCCAACCACTAATAAATCTTGTGCAACTTTAGATGAACCAAACCCACTTTCATAATCAACATCAGCAGTTTTTTTGAAATCTTCCCAAGTTGTTTTATGAGTTGAAGTTCCTACCCATTTTACATCAGTTTCTTTTTTGTTATTACTCTCTAATAATTCAAGAGTTTCTTTTAATAAATTGCTCATTGTTTTTCAATTATATTGTTACGCCAAACTCGAATAAAAAACGGCTTATAACAGTGGTTTGGCAAAATACCGCCACAAGCCTTTGTACTATAATTCAACATTTGTGCAAGGCGGTACTTCGCCAAGCCACAAAACGTTATGCCTTATTTTTTAGAACGTTTACGTTTCCATAGCTTTATTTTGTCATCAATCCATTGTAATAGGAAAAGAAAAGCAATTACAACTATTGCTAATCCTAAAATAGAAAGTCCTATTACATCTTTCCAATTCCAAAAGAGTACAGTTTTTGAATTGCAACTTGTTAATAAAACAAGGCATAACAGCATATTCAAGCAATTGCGGTATAATTTTGTATTTGATTTCATAGTTTTAAATTTAAAAATTAGTGTTTATTTGTTGTTATTTGTGTTGAATTGTCCGCAACTGCGTGAATATGCGGAACGTTACCCAAATATCAAATGGATTTCTACTCCATTAGCATTTCCTTTCAATTCTTTTTTACCTAAAATCTTTGCGTAATTATAAGCTGGTAATAATGGATTCTTTGACTTTACCTGTGCGTTAATTGTTTGCGGTGTTTCACCTACAAGTTTAGCAAATTGATTTTTATTTTTCGCATTTTCTGAAATAAGTTTTTCTAATATGTTCATCTTATTTGTTTTTAAATGTCAAGTTTTTTATATCATTTACTTGACTTATTATTTTTTAAATGTTTCGTTGTAATATTGTTCTCCAAAAGTTAAATGTTCTTCTTCTGCAAATTGTCTTATTTCGGATTCACTCATTTTATTTATTTTATCAATGTGCAAATATTGTTTTAAAGCACAACTATTACCAGCATCGATAATCTGTTGCTTTTCCATTTCTTTGGCTTGGTTAATATCACATTCAAATAACATTCCCATTTGAGAATTTTGTTTTTCCATTAACCATCCTACTGCTGTTTGTTTCATATCTTATTAATTTTTAATTTACAATCTTTACATCGGTAATACTTATTTTTATAATTGTAAGTCCATCGGTGACTACAAAATATTTGTTTAAAAAATTCAATTAGTTTCATTATTATTTTCTTTTAATTCATTTGACCATTCTATTATATATTGTTCTATTGTAATAGGATGCCAAGTCAGTGCGATTAGGTGTGATTTAAACGCGTCAAATAATTGTTCTAAAGATACATCTGAATTTTTAAACTCTGTGATGTACAACTGCTCTTTTGTTTCTGTTGTTATTTTCATATTAAGTTTTGATTTCTGCAAATATATAAATAACTTTTTTAATAAAAAAATTTTTTATAAAGTTTTTTCGTAATACATTTGCAATATCAAAATCAAACAATATGAAAACAATTATCTTTTTATCAGTTGCAACTATCGGAATGAGTACCGATAATTTTTTAGTAATGTCAGGAGCATTACTTATATGTGGAATATTAATCTTTAAAACTAAAAAATAATGAAAACACTTTGGGACAGATTATCAGAAGAAAATCAATTGATTTTATTAGAAAACCAAATAACATATCCAACGTTATATGGTAGTATTATTTCAAACCTTAAAAATACTTTCGGCTGGACTAATTTAAACGTGTCTGATGCACATCATTTAGTCCAAGACTTAACCAAATATGACAAAGATTTTATTACAATATTAGACGAACTTTTTAACAACAATTAATTATGAAAAAATTTAGAGTTTATTTTTGGAAGGAAACAGGTGACGAGTGCATCGATAGGGAAGTTGAAATAGTAGCTTCCAATTTTGATGAAGCATATAAAGCATTTAGAGAAGCATTTAGATTAGTAAAAATTAGAGAAATAAAAGAAATATGAAACTAACAATCGAAGTTATAGATGGTCGTTGGACTGTCAACGGAAAATTACTACACGAATTAAATCCAAACGAAAAAAACGCATTAGACCAATTTATTAAATCTTACGAATAATTATGACATATTTAGATGAAACTTTAGACACACCGAAACACTACGATAATAGTAAAGGTACACTTTATAAGGTAGCAACAGAAAGAAATTGGAATCCATATCTTTTTGATATTGTAAAAAGATTAGAAAGAGCCGAAAAAAAAGGCGAATTTAAAACAGATTTAGAAAAAAGTATTAATGTTATTAAATTGTGGTTAAAAGAAAATGGAAACTAAACAAGTAACACAACAAGAATATTTGAAAATTGTATTTAACACCGCTTTAGCAAAGAGCATTTTAGCGAATCAATACGCATTACATTGTAACGAAATACTAAAGCATAGTCCTTACTATAAAGGGCGTTTAAAAGAGGTTTTAAGACCCTGTATTAATATCTTAATCAATGCCGAGCGTAAAGAGTTTGAAAAGGTAGATGATGTAGATACGCAGAAAGTAGATGAAATATTTA